CTCAAGGCAGGGACAAAGGGCGGTGACCAAAATGAATGGTCAGCCCGAAAAGCTCAACTGTTAGCGGTGGAGTACAAGAAAAAGGGTGGAGGTTATAAATGAAAGCCCCACAAAAAAGCCTAAAGGACTGGGGTTCGCAAGATTGGCGCACCAAGTCTGGAAAGCCATCGTCTGAAACTGGCGAGCGTTATCTGCCTGCGAAGGCCATCAAAGCCTTGACTGCGGCTGAGTATGCGGCAACCACACGGGCAAAGCGTGAGGCTACAAAGGCTGGCAAGCAGTTTGCCAAGCAGCCCAAGAAGGTCGCTGAAAAGATCAAGGGGTTTAGATGAAAACTCCAGCCTTTGCACGCAAAGAAGGACAGAACCCAAAGGGCGGCTTGAACGCCAAGGGTCGTGCTGCTGCCAAGGCTCAAGGCATGAACCTGAAGCCTCCAGTCAAGACTGGCGACAACCCTCGCAGAGCATCGTTTTTGGCTCGCATGGGTGGCAACGCTGGCCCTGAATATAAAGACGGTAAACCCACTCGATTACTGTTAAGCCTGAAGGCATGGGGCGCATCATCTAAGGCTGACGCACAAGCCAAGGCAGAGAAAATATCAGCCCGAAACAAGGCTAAAAAGTAATGCAAATACCTATCGTCAACGGTATTTACACCGACAACACTCCAGAGCTGCGGACATCATATCCGGTCAATCTTGTGCCAGTTCCTAAGCAGTCAGGCATTAGCAATGGGTTTCTAAGGCCAGGCGATGGTATTGTGGCAAACGGGACTGGTCCAGGAATTGATCGTGGCGGCATCAACTGGCAAGGTGATTTGTATCGGGTCATGGGTACAAAGCTGGTTGAGGTCTCCAGCACTGGCGCTGTGACTATTTTGGGCGATGTGGGTGGCCCAACAGACCAACTTGTGACCTTTGATTACAGCTTTGACTTGCTAGCGATTGCCTCGGGTGGGCGGCTTTATTACTGGAATGGCACAACCTTAACGCAAGTCACAGACCCTGATCTTGGGGTGGTACTTGACTTCTGCTGGGTAGATGGTTATTTCATGACCACCGATGGCGAGTTCTTGATCGTCACTGAGCTGTCTGACCCGACTCAAGTCAATCCATTGAAGTACGGAAGTTCAGAGGTTGACCCTGACCCAGTAGTGGCATTGCTCAAGCTGCGAAACGAGGTTTATGCGCTGAACAGAAATACCATTGAAGTGTTCGACAATACAGGCGGTGAGCTGTTTCCGTTTGCAAGGATTGATGGAGCGCAGCTTCAAAAGGGCGTAGTCGGCACTCAAGCCTGTTGCGTATTCATTGAGCGCATTGCCTTTTTAGGCAGTGGGCGTAATGAAGCTCCAGGCATTTATATCGGTGCAGCAGCAACTACTCAAAAAGTCAGTACGCAAGAGGTTGACAATATCCTGCTGCAATACACCGAAGCGCAATTGGCCTTGGTCAAACTAGAAGCCAGAAACGATAAGAATCACCAGCACCTTTATGTGCATCTGCCTGACCAGACCCTTGTTTACGATGCGGCTGCATCCGAAGCTCTGCAAACACCAGTCTGGTTTATCTTGGTCAGCACCCTGTCAGGGCTTGCTCAATACAAAGCCAGAAACATGGTCTATGCCTACGACAAGTGGTTGGTGGGCGACCCGCAATCAACCAATATTGGCTATCTGGCGCAGGATACAGGCCATCACTGGGGGCAGCAAGTGCGCTGGGAGTTTGGCACGTTGATCGTCTACAACGAAAGCAATGGGGCAATCTTTAACGAGCTAGAGCTGGTCAGCCTGACGGGTAGCATTGCCCTTGGCAAAAACCCGCAAATCAGCACCAGTTACTCGTTGGATGGCAAGGCATACAGCCAAGAAAAGTTTATCTCAGTCGGCACAATTGGCAACACAAAGAAGCGACTCGCATGGTTTCAGCAGGGGCACATGAGGAACTGGCGCATCCAGCGTTTCCGTGGCGACAGTGATGCCCATGTGTCTTATGTGCGTCTTGAGGCTCAGATTGAACCATTGGCATACTGATGGCAACCGCACCCATTTCCCGCAAGTTAAATCTGACGCGAGATCAGCTTGCTGCTTTCCTGACTGACCAACAGCAGATTCGTCAGTTTGAATTGCTGTTTTCTACTGTTGACCAGTTACAGGTCATTACAGGCACAGACTTTGAATTTCAGGCTGACACCGCAGCCGCCACCGCCAACAGCGCATTGGCGCAGATTGCAGCATTGGCACAATCTTTGGAGTTGCTTGCTGTTGCCCCTGTGCGTAATAATGTGGAACTGTCGCACGATGTAAATGGCATCTTGCCTTATGCAAACCAAACCCCACGGGTGCGATCTAATCAGGTGCTCACATGGCTTTCGATGTAATTACCCCTGTTAAATTAGGCCAAGCCGCCATCACAACGGGCGTGACTACGCTTTACACAGTGCCAGCATCAACTAGAACGCTGCTCAAAGAATTTAGCATTGCGAATACTACAGTTGCAGCCATCAATGTTCGCGTGTTTTTAGTGCCATCAGCAGGTACGGCTGGAACTGGAAATGCTTTTCTGTACGATGTGCCAGTACCAGAAAATAACGCTTTGCAATACAACGGAATTGAAGTGCTTAATGCTGGAGACACTATACAAATACAGGCTGTCTCAACGGGTCTCACAATCATTGCCAGTGGCGGCGAAGCCACATAAGGAGTAGACATGACCGTCACAGTAAAAGTGCTAATCCCTGCAAAACAGGCAGAAAACGCACAGACCACCCAATACACCGCAACCAATGTCAAGGCGATCATTGACAAGTTCACGGTGACAAACACCAGTGCCAATAATGTGACTTTCAGTTGCAACTTGGTCACTGTGTCTGGGGCAGCGGGGGCATCGAACCTGATTATTGATGCGCGAACTATCGTGCCTGATGAGACCTACACCTGTCCCGAGCTGGTGGGTCAGGCGTTAGACGTTGGTGGTTTTATATCTACGCTGGCAGGGACGGCAACATCCTTGACCATTCGAGCATCAGGCCGAGAAATTTCTTAAGGAGCTAGAAATGAAAGAATTTATGATGATTCCACGGGGCTTCAATGGCTTGCCGATGGATGAGGGTTTTGTTACCACAGCAGAAAACAAAAAGAACTACGCAGTCGCAGTTGCTGACTGGAACTATGGCCCTGAAATGCCAACTAATGAAACTGGCGCAAACAAGGAGTTCTACGCTGGGCTGGCAGAGGCCATGCAGTGCGATGAGAAGGACGCAAGGCGCAAGCACTGCTCAAATTGCGAATACTACGATAACAGCTTTATGACCCAAGTGCGGATTGAGCGCATCCCTATGGCGACTTATGACAAGGGCGCAGGGTTCAGGGGTCACTGTGAGAAGCTGAACTTCATTTGCAACGATATGCGGGTTTGCCAGGCTTGGGAAGACAGAGAGATGGACGATTGACCTTTTGGCAATTTGTGCGAAAATCACCAGCACTGAGCAGTTCGAGCCGCCAGTAGCTCACAAGCCCCTGAATAGGAGTTCTCGATGAGTCATGTTGCGGTTCAGGTCAAAGCTGGTGTTCCAGCAGAGCATCTGCCAATTTATCGCCTAGAGGCCGAGCTGCTCAAGCTGCCTCAGGTCGACATGCCTGTCGATCACGACTTCTGCAATGGCCTGTACGCTCGCACAATGCACATCCCTGCTGGGACTATCCTAACTGGTGCAGTTCACCGAGAAGAATCGTTCTTCTTGGTAAGAAAGGGTGAATTGATTGTCAGTACAGATAATGGCCCACTAACCCTAAAAGCAGGTGACATGAGCGTCTCAAAAATTGGGACTAAGCGTGCTGGTATCACCTTGACTGATGTTGAGGTAACTACATTTCACGCAAACCCAACCAACGAGCGGGAACCACAAGCGCTCTGGGACTTGTTCACTATTCTAGCGCCAGCACCAGCTCTTGAGACTGCACAGAAAGCGCAATTAGAGGAGTCAACATGACATTCGGACTATCAGGAGCAGCACTAGCAGGCATTGCCGTAGGTGGTGCTACGCTCGTCTCAGGTTTAGTTGGAGCAAATGCTGGCGAAAACGCTGCAAATACACAAGCGGGTGCTGCACAAGCAGGCATTGA